GCCGCCCATGCCGGACATGACACGGAGGACGTTGTAGTTCACGGCGTACACGCGGACCTGCGCAGTGCGGCCAGAGCGGACAGTGTTGACGGACACCGTGAGCTGGAGGGTCGCCTTGTCGATACGCGAGAAGTTGCAGGTGCCGCTGGGCTGGTGCTCCTCGGGCTTGAGCGCGAAGGAGTAGACGTTGATGCCGCGGGACGGGGTGCGGCTGTGGTGCTGGTAGGGCTGGACAACGTCGAAGTAGCGGCCCTCGCGCTCCGTGAAGCGGTCCTGGCCGTTGAGCTGGAGCTTGGCGACCTCCACGGGGTTCTTGCCCTCGCACTTGACGCCAGAGGACAGGATAACCTTCGCGAGGAGGTAGTTGGTGGTGGCCGCGAAGACCTCCTCGCCCTGGTCGGAGCCAGAGTCGAGCCAAGACGCACCGCCCAGCGAGGGGCCGGGGTTGACGCCGAGGCCAGGGAGGTAGGGGCCAGAGGGACCGTCGCCAGTGGTGGTGGGGATCTGGTTGGTCGCAGCACCGCCGCCGAGGGAGCCACGGGCGAGGATGTCCATGACAACACCCTCCGTGGTGAAGTCATCCGTGTAGTTGAAGGGCTGGGTGCCGTTGACCTCCGTGATGAAGTTCTGGCCCGGGGTGCAGTCGACGAAGGAGTCGCGCTGAACAACCCAGACAAGCTCCTTGACGGGGTGGTTGAAGTTCAGCTGGATCTTGTTGCTGGACGAGGTGATCGACTCAGCGCCGGTGTACTGGAGCTGCTCGATGAGGTACTCGTGGGTCTGCTGGGCGAACCGGCGGCGCTCCTCAGTGTCGAGGTAGATGTAGTCGATGTAGAGGGACGCGGCGGTGAGGGACTGGATGGAGGTGGCCGGGGCAGTCGCGCCAGTCTGCTCGTAGTAGCAGCAGTTGATCCACTGCTCGAACTCGACGTTGATGCGAACCTCGTGGTACTGGAGGGCGATGAGCGGGATCGCGAGGCCGGGGTTGCGGCAGAACCAGAACTGGAGGGGGATGTAGAGAGTCTTGGCCGGGGTGCCCGCGCGGGGGGCGCAAGAGTTGGTGAGCTCAGCGCCGGCGCAAGAGGCATCGAGGGAGTAGCCCTTGCGGTCCTTCATGAGGACGAGGTCGTGGCTGTTGCCGATCATGTCATCGAGCGCGTCGATGGTGCCCGCATCCTGGGTGAGCTGGGTCCAGATCTGCATCCAGTCGCCGTACTGGCGGTCGATGCGCTGGCCGCCGATCTCGAGCTCAACCACCTTGATGAGGCGGTGGCCGATGTAGTTGAGCCAGCGGAAGCGGTTCAGGTTGGTAGAGCCGTTGACGAGGTCGACGGCGGGGAGGACAACCTGGACGTAGGTGCGGTACATCAGGTCCGCATTGCGGTTGATGACGGCGGTGACGCGCTTGTTGAAGTCCGCCTGGCCGTTGAAGGTGACCTCAATGGACTCCATGGCGAAGTTCGTGTGGCGCTTGTAGAGGATCTTCCAGAAGGTGATCTGGGGAGTACCCGTGATGTAGATGTCCTGCGCACCGTAGCTGACGAGCTGAAGAAGACCACCACCCATTTCGTGTTATGTACCATCGCAACACTTTTTTCTTCCGGGGTCGGCGCACGTGCGAAGTTTCACGCATGCTCCGCGAGGAAGATGTCGTCCCATCCATTGATGGGAATGATCCGATATCCGCGAGACCGAAGCCACTCGAACAGCGCAGTCCTGAGCGCGACAGAGGGGAATCCGAGGGCCTCTTGGGCCGGGCGCCACGATTCAAAGAGGATCTTGGGATATCCATTCCGCTTCAAGGTCTCTTCGGCTCCCTTCAGAACCTCGAGTTCGTATCCCTCAACGTCAATCTTGACGAAGCCGATGTTTGTCAGGTCAAAGGAGTCCAGCGTCTGCATCGGAACCTGAATCGACGGAGTCTGTCGCTGTGTATCGTAGTCAAAGGAGCACACTCCGTTTCCACCCCCGTCCTTGGGATCGCGAATGTAATAGGACGTCGTCCCAGCAGTGGGTCCAAGCGCGACGTTGTGCGTCGTAACCTTGTAGTGAAGATCCCGAAGGGCGAGGTTGGCGCACAGATAATTGAACGACTTCGGCGAACATTCAAACGCATGGACATGCCCCTTCTTCGCCATCTCCACTGTATAGATTCCGTGGTGGGCCCCGATGTCGATGAAGTCTTTCCCCGACGGAAGGAGGCTGTCACACGTCCACCGAATGACATCCCGCTCATAGAGTCCAGTTGTCGCGTAATCCTTTGCCACACGCGCATCGGCAAAAAAGAAGGTGTTGTCTCCACCCTCCAGCTTTTGATACACAGGGGTCTCGGTATGAAGGGACTCTGTCTTCAGGTAGTACATAACTTACAGGCTCTCTGTATCCTAAACGTAAATGGATACGACCGATACCGCTCTTGCTGCGTGCGCTGGGATTGGCCTTGCGATCTGTGCCGCCTGCGCCCTTGGCTATGCCTGGCGGACCGCCCTTCCTCCGAGGATGAAGCCCTCACGCTCTGATACCGATCTCACACTCATTTTGGAGAACAGCGTTCCCTCTGCCTCCGCCCTCACCATTCGTCGTCCTCCCGAGGATCCGACTATTGAAGGACCATCCGGGGGACGATATGCATAGCTTCGAGTTCCTGAACCCAGAGCTTCATCGCATACGGAATCGTCTTCGTGACGAACTCCGTCTGATTCCCACACGCTCCACAGGAGTAGATCCCCTCGAGTTCGTTGACAACCGCCAGCGTTCCGCACGTCTTGCAGATGCCCGTTGGGAACGGGTCTGACACATCCATCAGGCGTTCCTTGGTGAACGCCGCCACACCGTGCGACAACATACAATCCCGCTCCATTTCTCCAACGCGGAGACCCCCATCCCTCGCCCTGCCCTCACACGGCTGGCGGGTGAGGCTTACGATGGGTCCGCGTGCACGAGAATGCTTCTTGTCGATCACCATGTGTTTCAGGCGCTGATAGAACGTCGGTCCCATGAAGATCTCGGCCTCCATCATCTCGCCCGTCTGCCCATTGTAGAGCATCTCATTTCCGTAGGAGTGAAGACCGAGGTCCTGCATATGCTTCCGCAGGTCTTCGACTTTCATGTGGTCATACGGCGTTCCATCGCCCAGCGTTCCCTTGCGCACACCGATCTTGCCGAAGATGTTCTCCATCAACTGCGCAATCGTCATACGGGACGGAACTGCGTGCGGGTTCATGATGAGATCGGGACGCAGACCGCTGGCCGTGAACGGCATGTCCTGCTCTTCGAGGAGCATTCCAACAGTTCCCTTCTGCCCGTGGCGGGAGGAGAACTTGTCGCCGATCTGGGGAATGCGTTCCGAGACCACGCGGACCTTGATGAACGGATAGCCATCTGAGTTCTTGTCCTGCCAGACTCCATCAATCCGGCAGGGCTCCGTGTTCTTGTGGGTCGTGCTCGCATCGCGGTAGGCGTAGCCCGCCGTGTCGTTGCGAAGGTTGACGACCTTGCCGATCACAACATCGTTCTCCTGAAGCGTCGCATTCAGGATGGGGAGACCATTCTCCCCGATCGCAGCGTACGAGCTGTTCTTGTATTTGCGCGTCGCGTGCTTCTGCGGCTTCATGAACTTCTCCTCACGGCCCGAGGTCACATTGCGGTGCTCCTCGTCCTTGTACATCGTGTAGTAGAGACCGCGCATGAACCCGCGGTTCACGCTGGACCGGTTCATGATGATCGAGTCCTCCTGATTGTAGCCTCCGTAGCAGGCGATGGCAACAATCGCGTTCATGCCGGCGGGCATCTCGTGCATCTTGAGGATGTTCATCGAGCGCGTCTCCACGATCGGGCGACTGAGAGAGCAGAGCATGTAGCCGTTCTTGTCGAGGCGCTTGGCGTAGTTGCCAGCGTACACGCACATCGACTGCTTGCCCATGGCCGACTGATAGGTGTTGCGGGGCGACTGGTTGTGATCCGAGAGCGGGATACTCGCCGCCATCTGCCCGAGGATGAGACTGGGATGGAGCTCGTAGTGCGTGTGCTGCGGCGTGCACTCCGCACGGCTGGACGCAATCCGGAGCGTCTCCGTCTCCGAGGCATCGATGTACTCGAGGCAGGTCTTGAGCCACGTGGTCCAGTCCGAACCGGGTGCGGCCATCGGGCAGCCCACGCGAACCACGGGGCGAACCAGACGTCCGCTGTCGGTCTCGATGATGATGTTGTTCAGAAGCGTGTACCAGGCAATGGAGAGGTGCGGGTGGAGACGGAACGAGTGCTTGGCAGCGCGCAGAGTATCGGTGAGCGCCTTCGGGTCCTGCGTATAGCCGACGATGACGCCGTTCACCGTGATCGCCGTCCCGGAGTGAACCATTGGTTCGCGGACCCAGTCAATCCCCGGGCACTCTTGGAGGAAGTGGAGGACGGTCATGCTGGGAATGTGCTGAGTGACACTCGCGAGCAGACTCATGGTCTTGACAATGCCGACCGAATGGCCCTCCGGCGTCTCCACGGGGCAGACGAACCCCCACGACGTGCCGTGCAGCTTGCGGGGCGCCAGCAGCTTGCCTGACTTCTCCACCGGCGTCTGGATGCGGCGGAGATGGGACAGCGTCGCAGAGTAGGACATGCGGGCGAGCACCTGCGACACACCGACCTTGGTCGCATTCGACAGCGACGTGGAGGACGACGTCCCGAGACCCTGGACCGTGAAGTTGCCCGTCGCGAGCGCCTGCTTCAGCTTGCCCTCGATCGTCGAGAGCTTGAGGATCTTGTAGAGGTTGTTGATGTTGAGGATCTCCATCGGGCGAGGGCCGTTCTCTCCCTTCTTCCAGGCATCATTGTTGACCTCCTGGACGAACTCATTGCGGGTGTCATTGCACACCTTCTGGAAGAGCTGGCGGAAGAGATGGGTCAGGAGCGCACCGGTCGTGACGACACGCTTGTTCGGGTAGGCATCGCGGTCATCGAGCTGGACCTGCCCCTGATCGGTGAGGAGGAGGCGACGGATCATGCTCGCGGTCAGGAGGGCCTTGCGGGAATTGTGGACAGACGGTGCGACGGCCTCCCCCGCAAACTTGACGTGGGGCAGATACTCGGTCGTGAGGAGCTGGCGGACATACGCGTTCTTGTCCTCCTGCGTCGTACCGTACTGCAGGTTGCCGGCCAAGAAGGTGATGGCCTCCTCCTGCGAGAAGACGCCTAGCTCTGCACACTCACGGAACGAAGCTCCCAGGAGGTCGACGTGGGGGTCATCGAGGTTCCCCCAGACCAGTCGGGCGACCTCCGCGTCAGTCCGAATCCCCAGCGCACGAAAGTACACCATAACAGGAATGTCCTCACGGAAGCGGGGCACGCAAGCAAGCAGAGGATACCCAAATCCATTGAACTTGGACGAGAG